CATATGCTTGGGTTAGACCAGATGGTAGTTGTCCATCATGTGGTATCTTAGAAAGTAGTGGTTTTAAAATAATAGAAGAGATACATGGATATTATGATATTTCTAAACATAGTTGTCCATATTGTAGTGATGAATGTAAATGTGTTGCTAGAGTTTACCAGAAGGAGTTATAATGAAGCAAGAGATGCCTGCTAAGAGAAAAACTATTTTGATGGATATTGATGGAACTATATTTCATCATAAAGATAATCTATATCACATGGCAAAGGATGTGCCTATTCTACTTGATGGAACTATTGAAAAGTTACTAGAGTGGAGGGTTAAGGAATATTATATAGTACTTACAACAGCAAGACCAGAAGGTTGCCGCACAGCAACAGAAGAACAACTCCGTAATGCTGGTATTTTTTATGACCAATTAGTTATGGGACTTCCAGCGGGTCCAAGGGTTCTTATTAATGATATTAAACCAGATGGAACATTGACCGCACAGGCAGTTAATCTAGTTAGAAATACAGGTATTTATGAGGTAGATGTATGATAAAAGCTAATAAGTATAGTATTCCATTTGATGTTAAATCAACTAGTCATTTTTTAAAGCAGTATCCAGACCATCCTGCTAATAAGATTAATCTAGTAAGAAAACTTTCAGAAAAAGAACGACAAGAACTTTTGAAAAAGACAGAGGAAAAGAATGAAGAATAGTGTAGAACTATTAGGTTATTATGGATATAATTTAGGTTGAAGTCCATTTTTTGTGTATAATTAACTACTGAGATACATTATACTTTCAATGTTAAGGAGTAGTTATGCGAAAAAAGATAGATTTTACCTGCGATGAGTGTGGCGTTACAAAAGAGGTTGATTATTATTCTTGGAAAAGAAAAAAGACTAATTACTGTAATGTTTGCCACTCAAAGAAAACTCAAACCGGAATCAGGAAACCAAGAGGTGATGCGTCATACATTAGCTCAGATGGTTACAAAATGATAAAATGTGATGGAGACTATGACGCTTCTGGTAGGACTAGATATAGACGAGAACACGTTTTAGTCATGGAAGATCACGTTGGTAGGAGACTCAAGACTCAACAGGGGCGAAATGGAGAACAAGTCCATCACATAGATGGTGACAAGCTAAATAACGAGATTGATAACTTATTGTTATGCAAAGATACGAAACATCATAAAGATGTGGACTGTCAGCTACATGAATTAGCTTTTGAATTAGTTAGAAAAGGCATTATTACTTTCAACAAAGAAACTGAGGAGTATAAAATAGAATGGGACAACTTAAAAACACAGTAGAGCTATTAGGTTATTACGGATCAGACAAGATTATTGCGTGTAGTGCCTGGACTAGCACCAGTAGGGATTTAACTGAAGAAAAAGAGGCAAGAATTCCACAGATGATTGATATGCTCTGGAGTCAAGGTCACGAAACCCCTTTTGAGAAAGGTATAGTTCATTTTCTAGTCAATGTTGATCAATCAGCACACATTCATCTTTTAAAACATCGCATAAGCAGTTTTAACGGAGAGTCAGCACGTTATAAAGAACTAAAAGAAGATAAGTATTACATTCCAGAGGACTGGAATGACATTAAAAGAGAAAGAAATACCCATCAAGGTAAAGTCGTTGAAAGCTGGGCAAGCATCCTTGAAAGATACACTAGAGAAGGTAATAATCTTTATCATCAATGTATCAAAGACCTTGAACCAGTCTTGGGACGCAAGCGAGCCAAAGAGTCAGCGAGATTCTTCAAGACTTACAACTCGCAGATTCAGGCAGATGTGATGTTCAATATGAGAAGTTTTGCAAACTTTATCAAACTTCGTAACTCTGAACATGCACAAGTAGAGATTAGAGAAATTGCACAGCAAATGTGGGATTTGGTTGCTACTATTGAAGGGGAACCATTCAAACATACATTAGATACTATTTGGAAAAGAATAAGTGGTGTATAATATATAGTATTTCTACTATACTTATTAGGAGTTCTACCAATGAAACAAGAAGATTTATATGATGGACTTGAGGTTCATTTTGAGGCTAAGGCAGAATTCGGTGATTCCGAAGAACTAACAGCAGATAACTTCATCTTTCCAAACGAAGAAGATTATATGGATTTTGGAGAGGAAACTGAAGAATGGGATATTGCTAAAGAAAAACCCGGACTATGGGAAAATATCCGTAAAAAGAAAGAACGAGAAGGTAAGAAGTATCGTCCTGCAAAACCCGGAGATAAGGATAGACCAGATCCAGAAGCTTGGAAAAGAGCACAATCTTTATGGCAGCAAACTATGGCTGAATATGAAGAGGGTCAGATGCAACGTGAACAACTTATGAAGATGCATCATCAACTTATGGAAATTGAAGAGTATCTTGATGGTATTGAGTTTGAGGATTGGACCAAAGATATGATTTCTAAATCAGAGATTTATATCCAGAATATCTATGATTTTGTTGAAGCCCGTAAAGATAGTGAGGCATATGCTGCTAAATATAAAGGTAGAACTGTTACCCTAAATAAACCATTTAAAACTCCCGGTGGTCCTAAAAAATCTGCCGTTTATGTTAAGAATGATAAAGGTAATGTTGTTATGGTTCGTTTTGGTGATCCTAATATGAAGATTAAGAAGAACATTCCAGAACGTCGTAAAAGCTTTAGAGCAAGACATAACTGCTCTAATCCTGGTCCAAAATGGAAAGCACGCTACTGGTCATGTAAAGCATGGTGACATATGAAAAACATCTCTATCTTACATATTTTTTTAATCATTGTATGTATGGTGTTATTTTTAAATATTAATAAACCTAATCCAACACCAGATATTCCCATACAACCAATTATTCCAGCATACCCAAATCCTCAGCCTAATCCAACACCAGAGCCTCAGCCTAATCCAGAGCCAGAGCCAGTTTTAACATTTGAAGATGTTCCAATATATAGAACAAGGATAGTTGAAGAAAGTAAATATGCAGATATAATTAACAGGGCTAGAAATCCTGTCTTAGAATATGACAGGGATACTGATGCACATGAGACTACACATATGATACAAGCAGATTTAAGAAATAATATAAATAAAGGATCTGAAATAAGGCATAATAGTTTTTATCTCTTAGGTGGTAAAAGTATTAGCTTTCCAGAGCCTAGTATAAAAAAGAGAGATATTATTCCATATGTTCCTTCCATTTTACAAGAGTCAAGGTATGATCTATATGTTAGAAGACAAGAAGCATGGGATAATGAGCCACTTTATTTAGTAGATGAGTGGTGTGCCTATATGAATGGTGCAGAAGTAGCTATAGAAGAATATAAAACTGGCAGGCATGATGGCACAATGTATGATGTAGTAAAAGGGCCACTAGAATTTTCAGTTTATTGTACTGCATTATGTATGGCTATTAAAGATAAAGATCCAGAATATTGGGAGGTTCAAATAGCTTTTAGACATTTTATGAAAACACAATTACAGAGATCATATAATATAGTAATGGAAGGATTAAATATAAGAGAATTTCAGGGATATAGGCAACAAGAATTTATTACTACATTAAGAGAATCAGAACAAACATCTAAACTGAGACAGTTTTTGATTGACAATTTTGATGGAATTTGGGTGTCCAAACAATAACATAAGGTATAACAAAATGAATAGACGTAATTTTCTTTTGACTACTGGTGCCATGGGAGGCATGTTAACTCAAGGGAATGTGTCCTTTGCTCAAGATACAAATGAGAAGGATAAAAATGCAGTTATTTATGTTTTTCTTGGTGGTGGTGCTACCCATATTGAAACTTTTAACCCAATTCCCCTTGCTCCATCTAACTACAGGTCTGTCACTGGCACTGCTCGCACTAATGTTACTGGTATGGAACTTGGCGGTTTATTTAAAGAACTTGCGAAAAAAGGAGAGAGAATTACTCTCGCAAGGGCTTTCCATCATAGGGATGCTAATCATGCTAGTGCTACTCATTGGGTAGTTACTGGAGAACCAAACTTTGGTGCTGGCACTACACAG